AAATGATAAATAGCATTACACAAAACATTAAAAAGCTTAAATCTAAAATAAATAGCATAGAAATGAGCTTATCTTTACTTAGTGATGAAGAAAGAGAAATTATTCAGATGAAGTATTTTGATTCGATGAACTGGATTCAAATATCAGATAAAATAAACATCTCTGAGAGGCAAGCACACAGAATAAAACATAATGCAATTAATAAAATAAAGATAGGTTTATTTGGAATTAGAGCACTTGAAGAGGACATGCCTATTATTAGATCTATTTAGCAATGTCAGTTTCGTGTCAGTTTTATGTCAGTTTTATGGCAGTATTTTTAGATAATTGTGAGTTATAATTGTAAGTGGGTTACTTCATAAAATCCTCCTAACAATCCAGGACGAAACCTGGGAACTAAAATCCCATTTACACTGTAGTAGATGGGATTTTTTATTGGTCCCAGATATCTTGAAACGATATATAGATATCAAAAGGGTTTGAGGTTTGCTAAAATAGTTAACCAAAATAAAATACTAAATTATAACAAGCATATAAGCCTATGTATTTTGGGAACCTTTTAGGCAAGATATGTATTTAGTTCTCTTTAATCTGATATAATTAATATAATTATATTAAATAGGGGGAATAAATATGCTAAGAGATCATAAAAATAAAATTGAAGAAATAATGGAACTAAATACCAGTATGATTAAAAGAAAAAATATTGATTCTAACAATTTTACACAAAAGAATGTTGAGTCATTGAGATTAAATGAATCAATAGATACTAGTTATTTAAAAGTTATGTATAACGCTTTAGAAACTCTATCCAAAGATACTTTAGACTATATACAAACACTTTACTATGTTGGAGCAGAGATTGAATTAAATGGAGAAAAGGAATATTCTAAAGATGAAGTATTTCAAGAATATTTAAAACATGTAAAGTCATTTAAAGAAGATAGAAATGGACAAATAATGTATTTAACTAATAAAATGCACTTATCAAAATTCATTGATAAAGGTATAAACTATTTAGGTTGGGATGTAGACAATATATAAGCAGCTCTTTATGAGTTGCTTTTTTATTTTTAGAAATAACGAGGTGGTGATGTGGCAGATATAAGAGCCCCAGCAGAACTAGCAGAAAATGATTATATGCTAGGCATGAAATATAAAGAGATAGCAGAGAAATATAATGTCTCAATTAATACAGTAAAAAGCTGGAAAAAAAGACACGATTGGAATAGAACAGGGGTGCACACAAAAAGCGAAAGGGTGCACCCTAAAAAAGAAGTGGAAAAACCACAACTTGAAGTTGAGTCAGAAGATGATTCTAGCCTTACAGATAAGCAAAAGTTATTTTGCCTTTACTATGTTAAGTACTGGAATCAAACTAAGGCAGCTTTAAAAGCTGGATATGGTAAAGATACAGCTAGGTTTACAGCTTCAAATCTTATGAAAAAACCTCATATCAAAAAAGAAATAGACCGACTTAAAAAAAGTATTAGAGATGCTCTTTCCTTTGAACCGATGGCTATATTCCAGAAATACTTGGATATAGCCTTTTCTGATATTACGGATTACTTAGAGTTCGGAAGAGAAGAAGTTCCTGTTATGGGTGCTTTTGGCCCCGTAGAAGTTGAGATAGATGGAGAAAAGGTTCAGCTTACAAAAATTGTGAATACTGTAAAGTTCAAAGAATCATACGAAGTAGATGGAACTATACTCTCTGAGGTTAAACAAGGAAAAGATGGAGTTTCAATTAAACTACTGGATAAAATGAAAGCTCTTGAGTGGTTATCTGACAGGCTTGATTTTCTTACTGATGAAGTTAGAAGAAAGCTTGAAATTGAAACTGAGAAAGTTAATATTGCTAGAGAAAAGCTTCAACTTGAAAAGAATAAACTTGAGGGTGAAGAAGAATTAGAAGATGATGGATTCTTAGAAGCTCTTAAAGGTGAAGTAAATGAGGTATGGGACGATGAAGACTAGAAAAGCAGCTTTTAAGTTCATGCCTTTTAGTAAAAAGCAAAAGAAAATACTAACTTGGTGGATGAAAGAATCTCCTGTGTCAGATATGGATGGAATTATTGCAGATGGAGCTATAAGAAGCGGTAAGACTTTATCTATGTCACTATCATATGTTATATGGGCAATGACAGAGTTTCAAAATCAAAACTTTGGCATGTGTGGAAAGACAATAGGCTCTTTCAGGCGAAATGTTTTGTTCTGGCTCAAGCTAATGCTTAAATCAAGAGGCTATAAAGTCCAGGACAAAAGAGCAGACAACTTGCTCATAGTATCTAGAAAAAATATAACTAATTTCTTTTATATATTTGGCGGTAAAGATGAACGCTCACAGGACTTAGTGCAAGGTATTACTTTAGCTGGATGTTTCTTCGATGAGGTTGCACTTATGCCTGAGAGTTTCGTTAATCAGGCAACTGGTAGATGCTCGGTTGATGGGTCTAAGTGGTGGTTTAACTGTAACCCTAATGGACCTTTTCACTGGTTCAAGACAGATTGGATAGACAAAGCTATAGATAAGAACATTCTTTATCTACACTTTACTATGGATGACAATCTTTCTTTATCTGAGAAGATTAAGGAAAGATATAGAAAGATGTATTCAGGTGTATTCTTTAAGAGGTATATCCTTGGACTATGGGTACTAGCTGAAGGAATCATATATGATATGTTCACAGAAGATGATCATATAGTTCCATCAGAAGATAGAACCTACTCAAAGTTTTATGTATCTTGCGACTATGGTACTCAGAATCCTACTACATTTGGTATGTATGGTGAGTATTTAGGTAAATGGTACAAGGTTAAAGAATATTATTACTCTGGAAGAAAAGAAGGAAAGCAAAAGACAGACTCAGAGTTTGCAGATGATTATGAGAAGTTCATAGAAGGTTATGAGGTTGAAGGTATAATTGTTGACCCTTCGGCAGCATCATTTATAGCTGAGCTTAGAAAAAGAAATCACAGAGTTATAAAGGCTAAGAATGATGTATTAGATGGAATAAGAAGTGTGGGCACCCTTTTAAAGATGGGTGTTTTTCTATTTAATGACTGCTGTAAAGAAACTTTTAGAGAGTTTTCTTCATATTCATGGGACCCTAAAGCAGCGGCAAAAGGAGAAGATAAACCACTAAAAGAAAATGACCATGCCATGGATGCAGACAGATATTTTGCTTTTACAATATTAAGACCAATATTCCTTAAGAAGAAGGTTAAATTATTTGTTTCTAGCACTGATAGATAGATGAAAGGGGGTGTTATGAAAAATGAATTTCTTCAGAAAAAAGAAAAAGGAAACAAGTACTCGTTCAGTTACAGTTCAAACTAGAACTACATTTAGTCACCCTTTTCAAATCCTCGATTCATATGTACCTAAGAATGCAGAGTATGAGCTTTATAGGATTATGAGAGAAGCAGTTCCAGTTATAGATACTGCTATAAATAGACTTACTAGGCTTATAGGTGAATTTGACATTGATTCTACAGATGAGCAAGGAAAAGCTCTTATTGAAGAGTTTCTTAAGGATGTAAAGGTTGGGGCTTTTGAAAAAGGTATTTATGCCTTTATAAATAACTATTTCGACCAGCTTCTAGAAAATGGCTCATCCGTTGGAGAAATTGTTTTAGATAAGTTCAAGGAAGATATTTACGCACTGCAGGTAGTAGATATTGACACTATTGAGCTAAAGCAGATGAATAATCGGCTTGATTACTTAATATGTCAAAAACAAGAGATGGAATTAGAACCTGTTGAACTTCCTTATCAAAATCTTATGCTTTATACTCCGTTATCTCCTGAAAAAGATAGTCCGTATGGTGTAAGCCTATTAAGAAGTATGCCTTTTGTTACTGGAATACTTCTTACAGTATTTAATTCAACTAAGCTTAACTGGGAGAGATTCGGTAATTTAATGTTTTCAGTAACATGTGATTCACCTAAGGATTTAGATGATTCTAAAGTGGTCGAAGAAATGCACTCATTACTTAAAACTGAGTGGAACAAAGTAATGGATTTAAAATCAAAAGGTAAAGCTGCTGATATTGTTGGAGTTGGCAATCTTAAGGTTTCTGTAATAGGGGCAGATGCTCCAGTACTTGAATCAGAAATTCCAGTAAGACAATTACTTGAGCAGATTATAGCAAAAACAGGATTACCACCATTTTTACTAGGAATCAGCTGGAGTTCTACCGAAAGAATGTCACAGCAACAAGCTGACTTTCTAACCTCGGAGATAGAGCATTATAGAACTACTGTGACTCCAGTAATAAACAAAGTTATAGATACTTGGCTTGCAGTTAAAGGGTTAAATATATCCTATGAAATTAACTGGCAGGATGTAAATCTTCAAGACATGGTAGAAATCGCCAGAGCTGACCTTATGAAAGAGCAGGCTAAGGAGAAGAAAATAAATAACCTTCTGACTCTTAGAGACCAAAACATCATAAATCAAAACGATGTAGCTAATGAACTAGGATATGATAATGCAGTAGGAGAACCTCCTGCTCCAGTAGAAATTGACCCATTAAGCCTTACTTATTCTAAAAAAAAAGAAATAAGGCATTATGAGGGCTGTGAATGTACTACAAAAGATTTATTGTCAGACCCTAATCCAGACCCTGAGGCATATCAAATAGAATTAAAATGGTCTAAAGATTTTAGTGATATTTTAGAGGAAACTGAGAAAAAAATAGTAGATATAGTTAAAAATTCAGAAAAAAACTATAAAAAACATAAAGTTTTTGAAGAATTGGAGAAAGTAGAAGCTATTATATCAGTTTCTGGAATAAAGCTATATGGGGCATATAAAAAGAATTTAAAGAAAGCCTGGAACTATGGATGTAGAAGGGCAAATAAAACAGCTAACGAAGAAATCACTCAAGAAGATAGAGATTTAGAAGAAATTGAGATTCCTAAATCTTCATACCATGCAAATGACTATGAGCATCCGTATATTCAAATGATAAGGTACGAAGGTCTTCAAAGAGTGGAAGAAAGAAAAGAAATAATTAGAGAAAATATTAAAGAGATACTAATTGAAGGAGCTTCTGAGGGTAAAAACCCTATGGATATAGCTAGGCTTATTCACAATGAACTCAGTGGCAAGAGATGGGACTGGGAGAGACTTGCTCGCTCTGAATGTTCAATTGCTTTAGACAAAGCAGATTTTGCTGAGTATTCGACAATGAATATTCCATACGAACAATGGAGTGCTGCTCCTGATGCATGCGCACCTATATGCAAACCACTTGATAAAAAATGGTACAAGCTTGGAGAAGGACCTGAGGTTGTATATGACACTCATCCTAATTGCAGATGTAGAAAAAAACCTAGATCACTAAGACAATATCTAAAAGAAAATGGATAGGAGGTGGAAATATGAAGTATAAGGATTTGAAAGACTTAGACAGACCTCTTTTTATGAAATCATTAGTTGAGTTTGATACTTTAACGGAAATTAATGCTGAAGAATTAAGTCTTATTAATAAATATTCTAAGAAGGAGCTAATCGAAGATGATGTATATGTGTATCCTCTTATCATTTGCGACAATAACATTGATAGAGATAAAGAATACTTTTCGATTCAAGATTTAGAAAAGCTTAAATCTTTATTTCTTGGCAAAACAATGATTGTAGACCACAACTGGAAAGCTGGAGGACAACATTCTAGAATATACAAAACGGAATTAATAGCTACTCAGACAGTATCTACTAATCCAGATGCAGAAGCATATTATCAGCTTAAAGGATGGGCTTATACTCTTAAGAAAAATGATGTGCTAATAGACAATATAGAAGCTGGGATATACAAAGAAGTTTCAGCAGGCTTTTCCGTTAATGACTATCAGTGTTCAATTTGCAAGAACTCATACTTTGATTTTGATAACTGCTCACATCTTAAGGGCAGAACTTACAAGGTTGAAGGTAAAGAAACTGTATGCTACCTCAGAATGAGAGACCCAAAAGATGCGTATGAAGTTTCATTTGTGGCAGTACCTGCTCAACCTGCAGCAGGGATTACAAAAGGCTTTGATTTATCAAAAGTCGATGAAGAAAAAGAAAAATTAATATCTGAATCTGTTAATAAGTCGAATTCTAAAGAATCGACTATTTTTATTGCTAATTTGCAAAAGAGAGGAGAAAAATCATTGAAATACTTAAAAGGTTTAATTGAAAAAGCTCAAAATGAGAAATCTGAGGAAATAGTAATTAGTGTTGATGAGCTACAAAAAGAAGTCAGTGCTTATGAGGAGGCAGTTACGAAAAACGAGGAACTAAAAAAAGAGGTATCTGATTTAGGACCTAAAGCAAAAATGGGAGAACAATATCTTGAAGATCTAAAGAAAGAATGTTCAAGACTTGGGAAAATGGCAGAAGGTGAGTCCTTTAATGCTGAAATGATGGAAAAAGTGTTTGATAAGTGTGATATTGAGGAGCTTAAGGCTTTTCAAAAGCAATATAAAGATAAAGTTAATGAGCTTTATCCACCTGAATCACAAATGAAATCAAAAGAAACTAAGAAAAATTCTTTTGTTGATAATTCAGTTTACGAAGGTTAAGAAGGGAGAGTTTTAAATGAGAATAGCTTTTGATAGTTTTATGCAAGAATGTATCACTTTTAACAGTGCTTTAGCATCAACTGATGAACTAAAGCCTGTAAAGATTAGTGCTTCATCTACTGTAGCACTAAGTGCAGATACTCAACAAATTCATGGCAAGGCAATTAAGGTTGAAAAAGATGGAGCTGTTACAGTTCAGCTAAAAGGATATGTGGAATTCACTTATTCAGGTGCAGACCCTGCGGTTGGTTATGCTAAATTGGCAGCTGATGGAACAGGAAAAGTTAAAGTTGATGCTACAAATGGAAGAGAATTTTTAGTTATGAAAGTAGATACAACTGCTAAAGTAGTTGGATTCTTACTATAAAGGAGGCTATATAATGGGATACGATAATTTAAAGCTTGAAAAAGGGATTTACCAAGCAGCTACAGCAGAGGGAAAAACATTTGCTCAGAAACTAGAAGAGCTTGACCCAAGTTCTGAATATGAAGGTGTAAAAGGACTAGAGAACCTAGATGCTTTTCAAAGACAGCTTAAGCGTTTTGATATAAAAGTAAAAGGTGCAAAATCAGATGTAGTTGAAAAGTTCTTCACTACAACTGAATCATCAATTCTTTTCCCAGAGTTTATCTCTAGAACTGTTAGAACAGCTTTGGAAAAAGAAAGTATACTTCCTAAGTTAATCGCTACTACTACTGAGATAGATTCTGATACTTATAAATCTATCTATATGGATACAGATACTAGTCAAAAGCAACTTAGAAGAGTAGCAGAAGGTTCTAAGTTTCCTGTTACTACTTTAAAGACAAAAGAGCAAGAAGTTAATATCTTCAAGTTTGGGGTTGAGCTTGATACTACCTATGAGGCTATTAGAAGAAAGAAAATAGATATATTCGCTATTGCTCTAAGACAAATAGCTTCACAAATAGCAGTAGACCAGCTTGAAGAAGTGGTTAATGTGCTAATAAATGGAGATGGTAATACAAATCCTGCTCCTTCTTTTACTGTAGGAGATTCTACAATTAAGGGCACAGCAGGAACAATTGGATATGCTGAAATGGTAAGATTCTGGGCAACTATGAAAAGACCATATAAGATGAATGCTTTAATTGCTGATACTAATGGTATTGTTGACCTCCTGCTTATTCCTGAATTTAAGGATCCTCAAGCTGGATTTGATTTTCAAAAGAATGGTCAGCTTATCACTCCTCTTGGAATCAATATGGATATAGTTGATGAAGTTCCAGCAAGTAAAATTATTGGAATTGATACAAGATACGCTATTGAGAAAGTTCAAGAAATGGGAGTTACAGTTGAATCAGATAAGCTTATAGATAAGCAAATTTCTAGATCAGTAATTTCTCAGGTTTCTGGTTTTGCTAAACTTTTCAAAGAAGCAGCTAATGTATTGAATAAGGGGTAGTATTCTACCCCTCTTTTTAGGAGGGATATAAAATGTTGTATATAAATAAAAGCAATTCAGAATGCTATGATTTTGAAAATGGCATTGATTTTCCACCTGGAGAAGTAATTGAATCTGAGGCTACAAGTTTTGTTAAAAGAAAGCTCAAAGAAGGCATTCTTGGTGAAGTAAATGAAGAAGAGCTTCAAGATGATGAAATTGAAGTAGATGGAGAAGAACTTCCAGATGATGATGAAATTGATTTAAATAAGCTTACTGTTCCACAACTTAAGGAACTAGCGGCTAAAAGAGAAATAGATATTGATTCTGATGATAAGAAGCAAGAAATCATTGATAAGATTAAGGCAGGTGCTTAAATGAATTTGCCTGATATAGAAATGATTAATAGACTATCAGGCTCATCTTTACCTGAAGCAACAGTTCAGCAATGGATTACTGACCTTATACCAGTTTATATTGACGAAGTGAAAAGCGAATGCTTAGAATCTGATGATTCTCAGATACAGATGAAAGTTAAACTAGGCTTAGCTTATATAACTGCATCTGAAATAGTATCTAATAAAGCATCCAGCTCAGAAGGAAAAAGTATCGGTATAGGTCCTATAAAACTTTCTAAGGACGCTTCTACAAGTAATTATTTGAAGTTTGCAGACGATTTAAAGTCTAAAGGACTAAAGATATTAGGTAGATGTCGAAAGTCTTATGTTAATCCATTGCTTTTAAGTGTTAACGAGTATGGAGGATAATCTCATGAATGAATGGGTTGAAATGTGGCATGAAGGAATAGAAAAAGAAGGTGTTACTGCTAGGATTGTAAAAAAAACACCTGGAATATTATGTCCCTGCTACAATGAATCAACAGGATATGGAAATCCATTATGGCATGTAGATAATCCATCAGAGCCTGATTGTGATGATGAGTGCTATTTAAGTTCTACTGAAACAATAACTGATATTAAGTGCTTCATGATACCTAAAGATAGTTTAAAAGCTGATAATGTTGACCAGATTATTCTTGACCTAATTGGTAAAATAGAAAAATATGATTATGTATATTATGGTCCTAATACTTACAATATTAAGGAATTAGGAGAAGATGATTATATTGAATATACAAACATGAAGTTTAGAATCAAAAATGTCCAAAGGTATGATATCAGAGAAGAGCCACTTGCTTATATTGCAGTTTTGGAGTTGATTCAAAATGTCTGATTACTCTTATGGATTCGATGATTTTGAAAAAATGATTGATGAAGTAATGGAGATTATGCCTAAGGCGGCTGATGAAATTGTTAAAGAAATAAGCAGTGAAGTCTTGCATGAAGCTATTGATAATGTAAATGGACCTAAGAATCAAAACATAATGAATAAAAAGAAGAGCAGTAAAAGAATTACAAAACTAGGTAAGAAAAACCTAATGGCTGGATTGCTAGCTATATCAGCTGGACATAGGTATGGACTAGATGCAGGAATTCGTGTAAGAAGAGCATATTCTCAACCTTATCCAGTTTCAGTTAATACTGGACAGCTTAAGAGAGCTTTAAAAATAAAGAAAATATCAAATGGCAAATATAAAGTATTTGCTGATATTGAAATTGCAAATTATGCTTATTGGGTGCACAATGGCACATCAAGACTAAGGCCAAGGCCTTTTTTAAAGGATGCAGTTAAATCAGTAATCAACTCAGGGCGATATGTTGAAATAGCAAATGAAGTATTAGAGGAATTTTTAGGAGGGTTGTAATGTTAAATCAAACAAGAGATAAAGTAATTGACGAAATAAAAACATTACTTCCATGGGTAGAAGTTCAAGCAGGTTATATTAACATTAAAAGAGATTTGCCTTTAAAGAAACCACTTGTAACTGTATCTAAGGCACAAATCAATACTAATGAAATAGGCATGGATAATGGTTATTTAGGAATAGAGTTCACTCTCGATAAGGCAATTGAAACAAAAGGTAAAGATACGGATTTGTATTTTGATATTCATATTTGGAATTCTGATTCTGCTAAACTTGGAGGAGAAGATACTATTCAAAGAATTAATGAAGAGCTTACAGCTCTTTTTTTATTTAATCCAAAACAAGTAGAAGGATTTAAGGTTAAAAGCTATGAAGAGGGTTCAACCTCTGTAGACCCATATGAAGAAAAGGAGAAGTTATTTCATTCTAGAAATGTGCTAACTTTGAATTTTTTATGGAAAAAGCAATTTGAATATGAGGTTATTAATGAAATTACATCGGAAGGAGATGTTGATTAATGGGTATTCCTAATACCGAAAGAGTAGGGGTTTTTTCTGAATCCCTAGTTTCAAAAGAAGTTATGGGCTTTCCTGGTACTTGTTTTCCTATGGGAATAGTGGCACAAGTTGACCCAGATGTATGTACAGATTTAGAACCTAAACCATATGCAATTCAGACATATGCTGATGCAGTAGCATCTTTTGGAAAAGAATCTGAAATGGCAAAACTAGTAAGAATAGTTACTCTAATAGGAGTTAATAAATTAGTATGCGTTCCTGTTATATCTGCACTTGAAGGAGCACCTACTAAGGATGAATATTTAGAGTCACTAGACATTTTAAAGACAGAAGAAGCACCTGAGATTATTATATGCGACAGTATAAGTGCTGATGTTCATCTACATGTTAGAAATCATTGTGATGTATGTTCAACTAACAGAAAAGAAAGAAGAGCGCATCTAGGAGCAATGGCAGCTAGTGTTTCAGCTTGGGTTGCTTTAGCGTTACCTCTTAATTCTGGGAGAGTAACACTGTGGGCATCTGTGCCGCTTTCTGTGGAAGGGACTGCTCATTCTAGCTCAGTATATTTTGCGGCCGCTTGTGCAGCTTATGATGCTTTAGAACTTGACCCTGCTATGCCACTTCATAATATACAAGTAACTCCAGAGTTATTCGGTGGTCTTTATAATCGTTTTGAAGATGCTGATTATGAAGCTTTATATGCTGGGGGCTTAGCTGCAGCTAGAACTATAAACGGTAAAGTATATATTGATAGATGGGTGACTACTTATACTAAGGATGATGGAGTTTCTCCAGCTGTCCCAGACAATAAGTATCAAGAAGGAACTGTTGCTAAGGTTAAAGATTTTGTTGATAGAGGCCTTAGAAATAGGTTATCAACTCTTCATCCAAGAGAAAAAGCAGGGAATTCAACTGTAGGAGAAATAAAAGCCGATGCTATAGCGCAACTAGAAGTATACGAAGGAGCAGAGATTATAGAATCTCCTCAAATAATCAGTGTTGAAAGACAGCCTGATAAAAGAACTCGTGTGCATGTTAATTATGTGTACAAAGTAGTATTGCCACTTAATACTATCTTTCTTCATGGAACTGCACTAATTTAGGAGGTGAAAAATTTGGAATTTAATATGGATTTACAACTTTTCAATAACGGAATTCCTACATCTGATGATATCTATATTCGTATCATTACCGATGGAGCAAGCAAGAAGGTTGCTGTAATACAGAGCTACAGAACGAATAAGAATAAAGAGACTAAGACTCTGGATGCTTTTGGAGAAAAAGACTCAGTAGGAACCTATGGAGCTAAGACTAGTTATGATCTAGAAATAGAAAGAGCTTATGTTACCGATGAAGCTCTGACAGACGGTATATATCTAGATGAGCTAGAAGATTTCGATGTTATTATAGAAAAGCCTGACCGCTCTGATATGTACCTAAAATGTAACTGGCAGACAATAGGAGAATCAGGAAACTTAAAAGATAAGACAGTTGAGAATATGAAGGTAATGGCTAGTAAGTTTAAGAGAGTGAAAAAATAAGGGCCTTAGGGTCCTTATTATTTTTTAGGAGGAATTTCTATGAGAGTATCTGAACTAAGAAAGAATATTAGAAAACATAAAGTTATTACTTATCCTGGACAGAATTTTGAGGTGGCTATCGTAAGACTAGATGCTAGAGAGCTTATTGAAGCTAATGTCAAATTAACAGAAAGATTAAGCAAAGAAAATGTTATGAATCCAGATATTGTGAACTTAATGTATCAATTGGAGCAATTAAGCATTGCTTTAAGAAGTCCTCTCGAATTAAGCTCAAGGATTATTTCTCGTGAGGAACTAGAATCTGAAGAACTATCAGTTATTTCTAGTTTGTTTGAAGAATGGACTCAGATTCAAACTGAAGCATCTGACACTATAGATGAAATTTCAACTGAGAATTTTGAGGAATTAAAAAAAAAATTAAAGAAAATACACTTGAAAGACTTAGATGGAGAATTGCGAAAGATCTTAAATTATCTCCAAATGACCCTAGTATCCAGGGAGGATATGAACAATTAACATGGATTTTAGCAAATATTCACATAGACAATGAGGAGTATGAGTCAAGGCTATGTGATAAGTGTAAAACTAGTGCTAAGAAAACATTATGTCCTTGTTGTGGGGATGAAATAAAAGATGATAATAAAATAGAAATTAATCAAAATTTTGATGAAAATAGATTCAATGAGCTGGCAGGTGGTGAAAAATAATGGCTGAAGCTAAAGAAGTCGGTATAGTTCTTGGAGCGAAAGATGAATATCAAAGTACATTAAGTCGGTTTAAAAGTGATGTATTAAAAACAAAATCTGACACGGAAAGAGCAGGAAATAGTATCACTGCTCAATTTTCTAAAATAACCAATGCAGCAGATAAATTAAACAATAAATTAGGTGCTGTTGATAAGGCTATTGGAAGAACATTTAAAGCTGGTCTAGCAGGTACAGCTGCATATGCCGCTATTGTATCGAATGATTTACTTCAATTAGATGCTGGAATAGCTAAGATAAATACACTATATGATCAAACAGCTCAGAGTCAAAAGGTTATGACTAAAGATATAATCCAAACTTGGAAACTTATTCCTCAGAATTTCACTCAAATAACTCAAAGTATGTATGATTCAATATCTGCTTCTCTTGACCCTAAGAATGCTGCTAGTGCAGCTAGAAAATTTGCTATAGGGGCAGTTGCAGGAGGAACTGATAATATATCTGCAGTAGTTAAAGCTGTAATGGGAACTAAAAACGCATACGCTATGGATGATAGTACTTTATCAGAGATAATGGATGTCCAATTTGCAACTATAAAAGCTGGTATTGTTGAGTATGAGGAATTAGCATCATCTTTAGGTACTGGTCTTATGCCAAAAGCACAAGCAGCAGGAATTGATTATAAAGTTGTTTATGCTACTATGGCTCAACTCACAAAAAATAATATGCCAGCAGCTGAATCAGCTACTGCTATGAAACAGCTTTTTGGAAAATTTGTAGATAAAGAAGTTATCAAAGATTTTAAAAGTTTTGGAGTAAATATTCAAGATGCAAACGGTCATACGAGAGATTTACTTGATATTGTAAAAGATTTATTTGCAGTTTTCGAAAAGAAAGGTATGACATCAGAAGCTAGAGCTGGATTCTTGAAAAAAATATTAGGTTCAGAGGAGGCTGCTATTGCTCTTACTCCATTAATTCAAAATGTTAAAGATTTTGAAAAGACCTATAGTGCTATTGTAAATAACTCAAAAGGGAATGCTAAAGAAGCATATATAGACCAGATGGATAATAGAATGACTCAATTAAAAATTATGATGAAAGCTATAACTGGAGTAGGTATTGATTATGCAAATCAGTTTGACCCTTTAATGGATGCTATATTTGAACCATTTAAGAGAAAAATACTGCTAGAAACTGATTTGGCAGATTTAAATGATAGTATTAACGCTGAAACTAATCCAAAAATAAAGAAACAGATGATGGTTGAAAGAGAGTTAATGATAGATGAGATAAATAGCATAGACCTCACGCCAATAGACGAGTGGAAAAATGCATTAGACGAATCGGTGAATAATCTAAAAGCTCTTAATCCACAGTTGGCAGCTATGGCTGAGTCTGTAGGTAACTTTATGATGGGATTTCTAGGAGAAGAAGGAGCAGATAAAAGAGAGGCAGTTGCTACAGGAGCAAAGGTAGTTGGAGGGACATATATTAGTATAAAAGCTCTTACTTTTGCTAAACGAATAGGGGAATTGTTTTCGTGGCTAACTAGCACAGGAAAACCTAAAACTAGTGGATTGCCTGACTTAGGACAGTCAGTAGCTACAATGATGGTAAATGCGGCTGTTGTGAATATAAATGGTGAAGTACCAGGAAAAACAGTGCCAGGAGCACCAGCTACTAGTGCAACTCCAAAATCAAGTATGCCTAAAACTGTTGGGCCAGCCACTGTTGGAGCTGGATTAAGTAAATTTATTAATTATACGGGAACAATATTCTCATTGGCTATGATTGCAGCTATATCAAAAAATGGTTTGGATAAAAACAAAGAATATTTATCAATGAAGCCTGATGAAATAACTGCATACAACAAAGCTATTATGAAAGAATCAGAAGATGCTAAGGATAAAGCTAGTAAATATTTCAAACCTAGAGGACATGAAAAATATCCTGCTACACCAGCAAGATTTCAACCTAAAGAAATAAACGGGACATTAATAGCAGCAATGCACGATACAATGGATAAAATGAAAGCTGCAGAAATGAAAATTAATACTACTGTACCAGTAGAAGTAAAAAGTAATCCTCATGTAAGTGTAAAAGTGCTTTTAGATGGAATTACTATTCCTGGAAGAGTAATAACTACTACTAGTAATAATTTTAGCTCTACTAGAAAAGAAATTGAGAGGACTGAGCGAAGAATGGGAACTCCAACAAAATAAAAAAGGAGAGAAATTATTTCTCTCCAAAGACTTGTTTATTTTTATATAGACCTATTACAAGGATTAACCATAATGAAAATGTAAGAAGCACAGCTGTTTCTCCTTGCAATAAAAAATATAATTGACTCAAAATTTCCAAAATACCGAGACTTATTCCCCAGTCAAATGCCCAGCGTTTTTCTGCTTTTATGTCTTGAGCTATTCTAAAAAAAATGACTGCATAAATGAAATTCCATGAGGCTAATAAATATAACCAAGTATCATTGTAATAAAGGTTGGTGTAAATAGTACCTATAGCACCTAAAACACATATACCGCTCAATAAGTAAGATAATACAGAAATAAATTTAAGATTTAATAGCTTATTGTCCATTTTATACCCCCTTTTTTTAAATTATATAATATATATTAAATATTTCCTAGGATATTATAGTTTTCGGAAGTCGGTTTATCCGACATCTGATAGAGTTATTTTAAAACCCCTTGACAAGTTAACTAGTTAACTATATAATTAGTTTAATCCTTGGAAGGAGGTGAACCTTGGAAAATAAAAAAAGAAAAACTTTTGCTACTACTATTGATTCTAAAATTTCACAAGAATTTAAAATTGCTTGTATAAAAAATAATCAAGCAATGAATGAAGTTTTAGAAAAATTAATGGTGATGTATGCTGAAGGAAAAATTGATTTATCAAAAAAATAAGAAACACCCGTTGCTAATTCTTTGCCCAGAATTACGAGTGTTTCAACAAGAGCAATAAATATTGCTAAATATATTATAGCATTATAGATTGCTCATTTCAATAATAGTAGATTTGAAAGGAGAGTCTAAAATGAATGCAGTTAAAATTGCAAATAATGAGTTTGAAGTAAAAGAATATAATGGTTTGAGATTGGTAACACTTGATGATGTAGATAAAGTTCATAATAGACCAAAAGGAACAGCAAAAAGGAATTTCAATCAGCACAAAGAGCAATTTGTAAAAGATGAAGATTATTTTGAAATCAGTCCGTACGAAATTCGTACAAACAAGATAATGCAGATATCTAATGCCCTTAGAAGAGACATGATATTTTTAACAGAAATGGGTTACCTAATGTTAGTAAAATCTTTCACAGATGATTTAGCATGGAAGGTTCAAAGACAATTAGTAAATAATTATTTCAGAGTGAAACAAGAACCTACTCAATTAACTATAGAACCAATTGCTGAGCTTCAAAGAAAAACTTATAAAGGTATACCTGTAATGGTTATTAATGATTTAGCTCAAGTACTAGGGTTATCAAAGTATACTGCTTACTGGAGAGTAAGACAAAGTAATATACCTTATATTGTTTTGCAGGGTAAGAATTTATTTGATTTTAAGGCTGAGAACTCTGGGTTTGCAGTTCAGACTAAATCACTTGCTATTATGTTTTATGAGGATGTTTTAGAGTTTTGTAGGGTATTAAATCTTGATACTACTATGGTTATTAAGTATTTCGAAGGTAGTATTGTTGTTAAAAGAGACTCTAGGAATGTACCAAGTGATAATGATTATAAAAAGGCTGAGTTTATGTTAAAAGCAAGTGAGACACTACAAGATAAGAAGATGGCTAATTTCGTAGCTATGGAAGCTCTAAAGCTGATTGCAGGAGAGAGTATAGTAGAAGATTATGATATTGTGGTTATTTTGAATGAGGTTATCCATATGACTAAAGGTAAATCTCTTAATCAAATTAAAGCTATGAAAAAGGATGCTGAAGAAATGATGAAGAAAGAAAATGCTAGTAGTGAGGTTAAGGAATTTATGATGTCGGTATTTGACAGAGCTATATTAAGAAAGATGTTTTAAATATAATTTTTAAAGCCACTCGAAAGGGTGGTTTTTTAATTAAAAAAGTTATAACGGAAAGTAGGTGAAACTGTGAAGCAAATATTGAGGCAAGACGATTCGGACAGGCTTTTATCAGCTATGCAATTTAGAGATTATGTCTGGCCAAACAATCCAACGACATTTGAAACATCTTTTATTAAAAAGACTGTTCAAAATCATTATCCTTTTACTAACTTTGTTGAGATAGAAGAACTAGGAATAATAAGAGAAATGAAAGGTGAAGGAGAATTTGTAGGCGAAGGAGCTTATGAAGAGTTTTCAAAAATGGCTGTTAAGTGTTTTTATGGTACTGAAGCTGGACTTTTAAAGCATCCTACTTTATCACCTACTATGGTAAAAATGACAGAATTAAAGCTAATGCAAGAACCTACACCAAACTATGTTAAATACTCATTTACTTTTCAGGAGAATAAACCACCTGTAGCTAATGCAGTTAGTATTCCAACAGTAGTCCAAAATAATACTGTAAATGATGCTGTTAAATTGCTAGAAAGCACTAAAGAAAATGCTGATACTCCAATAACTAATATAGATTACAAGATTAAACAAGGTGATACTCTTACCAGAATTGCTAAGCAGTATGGTACAACTATTGATGAAATACTTAAATTGAATAAAGGCATTAAGAACCCTAACTTGATTATAGCTGGAAAGAATTTGAATATTCCTGTGAAAGCGAAGTGATTTTATGAGTGAGTTACAAGCATATATAAAAAACAGGAAGAAAAATAAAGCTTGGACGGTTAAGAGGATAAAAGAGTATAGCTATGAAATAAGTATGGATATACCTGCTGATGAGTTTAGACTTTCTCTTTCAAATATTAAAAATGAGCAAGGAGAAGGAGGATATTCAGAGGTTTATGATGATAATGACATAGTTATTTTGAAAGAAAAGGTTGAATCAACTGGAGAATTTAGAGAGCTTATTACTGGGATATCTGATGAAGTGATTGAGTTTTGGGATGAAAGAAGTTATGGAGTTGATATAATCGGAAGAGATTTATCTATGCTGCTACTTGAGAATGATGCAGAACCAAGGACATATGAAAATATTACCCTTACTTCACTAACTCAAAACATTGCTGGACGATATGGGTTTACTGTAAATATAAATCCTGCTTTTGATAAGCCTATTAAAAAAATAACTGTAGAGCCTGGAACAACGGAGTGGGATTTGTTATCCGAAGAAGCTAAAAAACTAGGGATGTGGCTTTGGTGTACTGCTAGTGGTGAAATAGTTGCTGATGTTTTAAACTACAAAGAAGAACCCTATATTACTTTTTCTAATGATTTTATTCCAGGTGCAATTTTTATGCTAGGATTTAAGAAAACTAAAAAAGGTGCTGACATTAAAAGTGAATGCTGGGTTAGAGGACAAGGTAAAAAGTCTTTTATTTCGAAATTCGTTGAAGCTACACTGCAAAAATATGGATATGTAAGAAGAAAAGTAATAGAAGATGCAGATGCAAAGGATCCTGCGAATGCAGAAAAAATAGGAGAGAGAAATGTGAAAGATAGCTTGAAAGGTTCTTTTGAGCTTGAGATTAAAGTACATGGGAAAAATGATATTAAGGTAAATAAGACTGCTAAGGTTAGTGATAAGAATACACGAACTTATGGAGTCTATTTTATTGTAGGATACAGACATGTTAAAAATGAGAATGAGGGAAATGTTAAGTATGTAAGACTTAGACCTCTATGGGAGGGATTATAGTGGCAAGAGGAATGACAAAGAAGGGACTTAATAGTAATAGTATTAATATAGGGACTATTACAACATCATCAAATAAAGTAAGTGCTGAGGGTTCTGGGGAATACAGAGGGATGCTTAAAACTGCTACTTTTGGTATTATGTCTAAACCTAAAGTAGGGCAGAATCTTATTATAACTAAACCTTATTCTGACCCTAACATGGCTTTAGCTTCCGATGTGGTTTTAGATGAAGAGATTAAGGTCAAGGATAAGGTTAGTGGAGCTTTAAAGCCAGTATCTGATGTAACACTTCAAGAAGGAGAAACCCTACTTTATAGTGAAGGCGGTGCAACTATTAAGCTATGTAATGACGGAAGAATTATTTTAAACAGAAAGCTAGTAATTAAACCTGATGGAACTACAGAAATACTTAGTGGAGATGATGCTTTATGATGAAGGATTATCAGATTGATGATATGAATTTAGTGCAGCAATATAATGATATTAAAGTAGTTCAAGGTCTAGATGCCAAGAAGCAAAGTATATTACTTAGACTCTCTATTAGAAGGGGGTCTTTTTTATATGATGAAAAGCTAGGTTCTAGGCTTTATTTAACTTACAAAGAAAAGAAGAGCAAGCAGCTCGACATGGCAAAGTTTTATGTTTATGAAGCTTTAGAAGATGAAGAAGATATTGAAATTGTTGATGTAGTGCCTGAGTGGCTAGATTATACAAAGAAAAGAATGAAAGTTACTGTTTATTTTAAATGGTTAGGGCTTGAAGCTAATGTTATTAAGGAGGTGGTATAGTTGTCTTTTTATAAAAAAACACAAGATGGACTAACTCAGGAACTACTCGCTGAATTTGCTCTGGCCATAGGTGCTGATAAAATTTCTTCTGCATCTGAGATAGCAGTAAAAGCTAAGATCTATGCATCTAAATTTGAGGGGATTTATTACAACCAAGAGTACATTCTTAACCAGGCATTTCCTCAGACTGCCGATGAAGAAAATCTTCCTAAGCATGGCTATATTTGGAATACTGATAGAAAAATGCCTACCCCTGCTGTAGGTCCTGTGATACTCGGAAGAACAACAGCATACGCAAGTAATATTGTTATTCCAAAAGATACTATTATTTCTACTGATCCTAATGCATTTGGTAAGCTAGTTATTTCAAAAACTCAGCAAGAAGTTACTTTAATTGCTGGCCAGTTAGAAGTTAGCGTAAATGTAAAAACTGATATTACAGGATATGAAGCTAATTTACCTGCAGGTAGTCTTACTGTTATTAATAATCCTCCGACTGGTCTAGAATTTGTAAGGCAAGAGGTTGATTTATCAGATGGAACAGACATTGAGGATTTAGAAGTATACAGGCAAAGGGTTTTATTAAGAAGAAGAAAGCCTCCAAGAGGTGGTACCTTTACAGATTATGAATTATGGGCTCTTGATGTACCTGGAGTAACAGTTGCTAAGGCTTTTCCAGTTCCAAGGGGAAACAATACAGTAGATGTTTTAATTGCAACAGCTTCTGGAATCCCATCTGATGAGCTAGTTACTACAGTATTGAATTATATTCTAAGCAAAAGGCCAATGCTTGCAGATGTGCATGTGCTTAAGCCTACTCCTAAATCTATTAATGTTACTGTAAGTATAAAACCTAAAGCAGGATTTAGTTTTGCTACATTACAGCCATTAGCTATATCAGCTATAGAGCAGTATATATCAACTTTAGAAATAGGAACTGAGGTACTCGTATCTGGGATTATTGATAAAGTTAAGGATATAAACGGAGTCTATGATGTTAGTGTTTCGATTCCTTCATCTAATGTGGACCTTTTATCTACTGAAATGGCAGAAGTAGGTGTTATAAATGTCAACGAACTATAAAGATATTATAAAAAGTGAGCTTCCAGATGGCATGTATTTTGACTCTGAGGGCAATGAAGTAGACATAACAGCTATGGGAACACAATTTGACAAAGTACAAGCTGATGTAAACAAGCTTGAAAAGGAAATTATAGTTGTTACTGCTGAAGATGAGGGACTGAAAAGAGAAGAAGAAGCATTTGACATAGGTTTTTCCGATGGAAAAAAAGTTGATTTAAGAAGGTCAGCAATCATAGGAAGATATCGTTCTGATGATTTATCAACTGTACAACTAGTAACATCAATTGCTGAAGCTTTTACAAATGGTGAGGTAGAAGTAACTGAACACTTTGAAGATACTTATCTTACTATAAAGTTTGTAGGCACAATGGGAGTACCAGAAGGTCTAGAGGATTTAAAAGTAATCTTAAGAGAAGCAGTATTAGCTCATGTCGGAATAGAATATGAGTTTATATTTATGACTTGGGACCAATTTGATGGATATAACAAAACTTGGGATATGTGGGATACTCTGAACCTAATGTGGGATGAGTTTGAAGCATATAAAGAATAGAGAGGTGATATAATGCCAAGTTTATTAAAAACAGCTTTTTTACAACTTAATAAGTGGGCAGGGAACGAGTATCCCAAGAGAGAGGATTTTGTCTCTGATAATGAAAAAATAGATGCATTTGCCGATGACATTAGTTCGCAAATGGCACAGATTGAGTTGGATGTAACTGATTTGCTAGAAAATAAAAGCATACACAGCAGTGGCAGTAATGCAAATGGCAGATGGATTAGATTTCAAGATGGCACACAAGTATGCTCTTTTACCCAAAGAACTACTGGGTTGAGTGTTGCAGCAAACACAAATAACAGTGGCTCTCTATCTTTTCCATCGCCATTTCTAGAGCAGCCTATGGTAACAGGGAATGTTTGGTTTACAGATAGTGATGGTAACGCCTTGCAAAGTCTTTTGAATTTAGTAAGCAGACCTATAGAGGGTAGCACATCAACATATAGGTTTGTATGCGTTCACAATGGGGTGAATGAGTTCGGGTCTACTGGCAGAACTGGGACACAAAGAGTAATTGATATGGTGGCGATAGGGAGGTGGAAGTAGTATGAGAATCCTCTATTCTGAACAAGACAATTCTTTAATTAAATATAGATTCGTGAACGAAGTTGTTTATATTAAAGAAAATGAAAATGTTTACAAAATTAACCTTGGTAATTTACCGAATGGTAAAAGTCTTGAAATTATTGCAGATAGTATTTTGGGGGCAGAAAAAATAAATGGAAATTTAAATGTTTTGTTAATCGAGGGAATTGAAGAAGATTTCGATATTTCTAATTTCGAGGAATTGAATATAGGTTGGAAATCCCAAGAAGAAATAGACTATGAAATATATTTAGAATCGCTTAAACCTAGCGATGATGAAGTAAAAAAAGCACAAATTGAATTGTTAATGTTAGAACTTTTAATTGATATGGAGGTAATGTAAATGACTAAATTAGAACAACGATTGGTAACGAATTGGGCAATAGTAATAATGGGACAAGTAGCAACATTGGAAGATGTACCACATAGAGTTATAGTAATGAATGACGGAACAGAGACAACTTTAAAAGCACAAGTTGAGATTGAAATAGCTAGAAGAGAATTAGGGATTTAAAACACAATAGTTTAATAGTGTGTATTAGTGTGTATTAATACACACTTTGGTGACAAAATGTTATTTTTTTATTATAATCCCCTTAATGACCATAGGTTTAGGGGGAAATTAAATGGCAACCAGAAGGCAAAATATTTCTTTAGATCCTGAAGTATTTGAAGAGTTTTGTGAGTATGCAGCAAGAAAAGGAATAAAAATATCAACCTGGGTTAATCAACAGATGAAAGAATTTATTGAACAAGAGAAAAAATTAGAAGAAGAGAAAAGCACTAAATAAGGTGCTTTTTTTATTACACAATAGTCGATATTATTCGCTATTAGTTAGGAATAAGTCATACTAATGGTTACAAGTATTTATTTTTAGATAAAGTTTAAAATTGTGAAATATAGCCTCCATTTTTTACATGTATAAAAACTTTTTGTTTTTGTGCGTGTAATGTACATGGAGGTTAAGTTTTTATGAAGACTAAAAATGTATGTGATGTGTGTGGGAAAGAATTTGAGTATCCGTTTTATGCTTACTTTTGTGACGAGGCTATTTGCTTTGATTGTGCATGGATTGCAGAACCAGATAAGGATTTAAGGAATGTAGTTATCCTACCAGCTGGAGGTGCTCGAGATGGACAATAAGGAAATGGTAATCATCAAAATTATGGGAGATATATCAGAAATAGTTGATATCGATTCAAAGAAGCTTAGAGCAGTTTTAGATGAAGCTTTCAACGGATATACGATTGGAAAAGAATCTTATGAATTGGTAGTAAGTGATTTGCAAGAAAAGATTTCATATTTCCTTGCATCAAAAAAGATTGATAGTGTAAAAAGCAATACTTTATACAATTACAATCTAAAACTGCAGCACTTCGCCA